ATGAAAAATGATGAGGATTATATAGAAGCAGCACCTGTTGAAGAAGATATTGAAGAAATCTTGGTTTGGCTGAAAAGAGAATGTGATATCAATGGAGTTGGATTCTATAACAATAAAAACATTATTGTTGATTCATTTCATAGTGGTAACGCAATTGTATTGAAGCACAGAGGGGAGAATATTGGGTTAGTCACATGGAGTAGAAACGAAATTCTCGTGAATATTGACATTTTCGTTATTGATTCATCATACCGTGGTAAAGGCTATGGTAATTTCTTCTTTCAAGCTATTTCAGAGTATTTTAGAAACAAAGGTTTTAAAGCTATAAAACTATTCTGTGAGCCTAAATCTTCCGAACGATTTTGGATAAAAATGGGTTTTAAAAAATTGCCGTATACTGGCAGGAGCGAACATGAATTAACATACTATGGGGTTTTAGTAAATACTGCGTCGATTACATCCAAATGTAATACAGACAAAATAGAGTTGTGGGATGTTGAGCCTTATGAAGTTGAGAAAGAAGGACCCAAATGGACATGGTATCTAGAAAAACAAAATGAAGAATTGCTGTATCCAATTATCCAACCATGTGATTGTAATTGGAATCTACGTTGGAGCAGAAATGGTCAGGTAATAAAGGAAGATAAAGTAAAGTATTTTACTGATAAAGATTATGAACTATATTCCTACCCTTTCTTATATATTAATAAATTGGAAGAATAGGATAAAAAGTTAATCTTAATCAAGGAAGATAAAGAAAGTGTCTTTTGAGAAGTTTAATTGAAGGATTAATTTTTAATTTATGAAAGGATGTGAAACTATTGGCGGTTAATGAGAATACATTAGAACAAGCTATTATTTCTGAACTTCAGGAAAAAGGATATGAATATGTTTATGGTCCAGATCTTGAACGAGATTACCATGAAGTTATTCTGGAAGATTGCTTTAGAGCATCGATGCTCAATATAAATCCTGGAATTACTCAAGAGATAATTTCTGAAACCTTTAAGGAAATTAAAAATCTTGGGCTTCTCAGAATAGAAGATCTAAACGCAACCTTTCATAAATATATTGTTGAGGGTGTACCGGTTCCATACCAGAAGGATGGTGAAAATAGAACTTTCACTGTAAAAATTATAGATTTTGATAATTCGACAGTGAATGATTTTAAGATAATAAATCAGTTCACGATTATTGAATATAAAACAAAACGGCCTGATATTTTGGTGTTCATTAATGGAATTCCTATGGTGCTTTTCGAACTAAAAAATATGGGGAACGACAATACTACTGTAGAGCAAGCTTATAAACAGGTGAAAAATTATCAGCTCGATATTCCTAAACTTTTTAATTATAATGCTTTTAATGTTATAAGTGACGGAATTGACACTAGAGTTGGAACTATTACCTCTGATTATACGCGTTATATGGAGTGGAAGTCGGAAGATGGCGAGAAACCATTAGAAAACAAAACTGACTTCTTTACGGTAGCGCTAAATGGCATGTTTCCAAAAGAACGTTTGTTAGATATCATTCGTAACTTCATTGTATTTCAAGATACTCTAGGGAAAACTGTAAAAATATTAGCAGGATATCATCAGTACTTTGCAGTGCGCAAGGCAGTGGAAAGTACGAGAAAAGCATTAAGAGAGAAGAGTCGAAAAGTCGGCGTTATTTGGCATACGCAGGGTAGTGGAAAAAGTCTGTCTATGGTCTTTTACACAGGAATAATAGTTGGCGACCCGGAATTTGAAAACCCAACCATAGTAGTACTTACAGACCGTAATGATTTGGATAATCAGCTCTTTGGAACTTTTAGTGCCAGTTCGAAACTGCTTTTACGTCAGATACCTAAACAAGCTGAAAGTAGAAGTCATCTAAAGGAACTACTTAAGGTTAAGGCGGGCGGTATTGTTTTCACAACGATTCAGAAGTTTGAGGAAGGCGATGACATTATCAATGATCGCAGTAATATCATTTTTATGGCGGATGAAGCACATCGTTCTCAATATGGTACAGAAGCTAAACTCGATAGAGAAACTGGTGAATGGAAGTATGGAATGGCAAAACACATGCGTGATGCTCTTCCTAATGCGACTTTCATTGGATTTACTGGCACACCAATTGATATGAAAGATAAATCCACGATAGATGTATTTGGTAAATACATAGACATTTACGATATGACTCAAGCTGTGGATGACGGAGCAACGGTACCCATTTATTATGAAAATAGAACGCCAAAACTGAAATTAAATGAAGAAATTCTTAAACAAATTGATAAGGAATATTTCGAGATAGCCGGAGAGTCTACTGAAATTGAGATAGAAAAATCAAAAGCAGATCTTTCAAGCATTGAAGCAATTGTTGGTTCAACAGATCGTCTGAATATGCTAGCAGATGATATTATTGCTCACTATGAGGACCGGCAATATGTTTTAACAGGTAAAGCGATGATTGTTTGTATGACTCGAAAAATTGCGATTAATTTATATAAGACGATGTTAGAAAAACGTCCTGATTGGGATAAAAAAGTAAAAGTAGTCCTTACTTCGAGCAATCAGGATCCAGAAGAATGGCATGATATAACAGGTAATAAAGCATATCGTGATGGTTTGATGGTTGAATTTAAAAATATTGAAAGTGACTTTAAGATTGCGATAGTTGTTGATATGTGGTTGACGGGGTTTGATGTTCCATCACTCGCAACAATGTATATTGACAAACCAATGAAGGATCACAGTTTGATGCAGGCTATTGCTCGTGTAAACAGAGTATATCCAGACAAAGAGGCTGGACTCGTTGTAGATTATATTGGTATGGCGGCAGAACTAAAATCAGCATTGAAACAGTACACTAAACGTGACCAAGATAAGGTTCCTGATTTAAGTGTTGCTTATTCGATCGCAATGGCGAAACTAGAAGTCTTGCGCGATATGTTCTATGGTTTTAACTATAATGACTTTTTTGGAGAATCTGATACAAAGAGACTTAAAGTAATTGCAGATGGTGTTGAATTTGCATTGGGGTTTGAGGAAGATGAATCAAAAGAGTATATAAGAGAAGCAACTGCGCTCAGTCAAGCAGAAACACTTTGCCGAAGTCTTATTAGTGAACATGATAAAAAAGAAATTGAGTTTTTTAAGTGTGTAAAAGCTGGCCTATGGAAAGTAGGGGGTAAAGGTGGAGTTACATCCAACGAGATTAATGCCCGGATTCTGAAGATGTTAGAACAAGCTATTAAGCAAGATGGTGTGGTTAATATCTTTGAAAAGTCTGGACAGAAAAATCCAGAGATATCTTTATTATCGGATGAATATATGGCTCAAGTTCTCAAAATGAAGCATAAGAATATCGCGGCAGAATTGTTGCGTAATTTATTAGAAGATAATATCAAAATCTTTGCAAGAACTGGTGTTGTGAAGGCAAAACTATTTTCTGAAAAGATGCAAGATGTTTTGAAACGATACAATAATAGAATGATAACAAGCGCTGAGGTTATTGAAGAACTTATTAATCTGTCAAAAGAAATGATGGATGCCTATAAGGCGGGAGATGATAAGGGTTTATCACATGAAGAGTTAGCTTTTTATGATGCACTAGTTGCGGATCCAGCAGTATTAAAAAATATGGATGACTCAATTTTAATTGAGATGGCACATGAATTAACACTTCTTATTCAAAAAAGCAGGACAGTTGATTGGGACAAAAAGCAATCAGCAAGAGCATATATGAGAACTCAGATTAAGCATTTGCTTCGTAAATATAAGTATCCACCAGAACAGGCTTTGAATGCAATTGAGATTGTTATTAAACAAGCCGAACTAATGAGTGCGAATATTGTTGTATAAGATATAACTTATGTAAAAGCATGTATCTTAATGTACCTGTGAGGGTACTGAAGTTGTTGCCCGACAAGCTGTCTATTAGTTTGTCGGGCTTTTATGTTTTTTTATTCAAGAAAGCATCAAAAACAACCATTTCATTTTATTGAAAAATTATTTCTCAAAAATGAAATAAAACAATTGACAGATTCAACTCTAAAACGTATAATCATTTCATAGAGTAGAAACGATATTTCTCCAAAATGAAACGGAGGGTTTGGAATGTTAGATTATGTGCAGTATTCAGTCCCAAATGCTGAAGAACTAAGAGAGCAAATAAATAAAGTTAGAGGTGAACGTTCAATGGCAACGTTTGCTGACGATATTAAAAGATCTTCACCGGGTGTAAAAGTAAGCGCTCCAACGATTTCAAGGGCTTGTAATTGGTCAGGGGGGAATCCGGTAAGTATTGAGTTACTTGAAGCAATAGCAAAAATCGCAGATAAAGATTCTGAGGTTACATTTGAGACTTTAGTAGCTGCTAATGGGATGAGATCAAAGGATGAAGATAGCAAATTATCAAAAAGCAACTCAGCGTCTAAACGACGTGTGTTTACGTTGGAATATGAGAGAAGTGCTGGAATGATCATTCAGAATGAAATTATTAATAGGGGATTTACTCTAAGAAGACTTAGTGGAACGTTCAATGGATATTCACTTAATGGATATAAAGCTCAGATGGACCGAGTTTTTCCAAGGAATTATAGTTTTGGATTTTCAGTAAGCGGAATGTCTCCATATAGCACATGGAAATTTGGACTTTGCCCGACAATATTAAATGAAGAATCAAATGATAGTGTCGTTGAAGCTTATGTTGGAAATTTTATCAATAAAATTGCCTCGGTGTTTGCTAGTGACAGTTTTGAAAGTGATTTATACGAAAATGAAAAGTATTCATTTGTTTTTATTGATGAGAAAGTATACGAGACTTTCCTAAAACGTATTGATTCTCATGACTTATTGGTTAATGGTCTTGTTACTGTTGTATTGGTTGATTTAGTTGAACATTGTGTTATGGAAGAAACTCAGCTTAAAAGGTATGATGGCGCTGTAGCAAGTTCTTTTTTTAAGGGCTCAATTCAACAGGATGAAAGTGATATGGAATTGTTCGAGCCAATAGACTTTGATGATGAGGAGGATCTCTAAATGATTGTAGAAAATCAATGTGAAAATTCACGAGTAATTACAACGAATGGAAAAAGAAAAAATCAAGGTAAGGTGGCAATCGTAAATGATCAATTGGCACTATGCTATACAGAAGGGCAGGATGAAAAGATCGTCGCATATACACCATTAAGTGAAATAATGAAGATTTCATGTAGGGTTTTACCAAGATATAAAATAGATTTTTAAAAAGAACGCGTTATCGTCGAAGGAGTACGATACAGTTAATAATTGAAATTTTTACCTGCTAGTGCAGTTCGAATAAGTAACCGGCCGGGGTAGATTATAGCGATATCATTTTATGATATTTGTTATTGTCTATCTCGGTCATTTTTCGTTCTAGCAGAAAATATGAGGGGGCGAAGTATGTTAAAACCGATAAAAGATTGTCAAGAACACATTGTGTGTTTTATGGATGCGAAGACAGGATTGATTGAATCAAAATACAAAAGGCAGACTACTATAATAAAGCTTGCCGTGGGTGGTGAATTAACGATTGTCAGAGATAGGACAGAAACTGTCATTAAAAGAATAAGTATAGATGCTTTCGAAATACTTAGTTATCCGATAGCATCATAACATCTAAAGAGCTGCTGGACGGCCAGGATGAATCCCTTATAAAAGAGGATTTCCTGGTCGTTTTTATTTTTACAAAGAAAGAAATCAGCTCAATATAACCATAGCGGAAATTAGATTTACAGGTCAAGTTTTTTTAAATATTAGTTTCTAGAAAGCCGATTGGCTTCTAAATAAAATCTCAATGTCCTAGTGCGCATACGGACGGCGGGATGCATAAGAGTTCAGAATACAGTGATAAAGACTGTATTTGGAATGAAGATGCACCCACCGTGATTTCGTGTGCCCATTTTTAGGACAAGCGGAGTCTGTGGTCATCTTCTCCACAGGCTCTTTTTGTATTCCGCCGTCAATGCCAGGACGGAAAGGAGTACAAAATGAAAATTAAAGTACTGTATGAAGAAAACATCAAAAACGGTCACAAGAACTACACCACAATTGAAATTCCGGATGGCGATTACAGCATCATGCTGGACATCGACTATGAGCAGCGTCTTGCAGAGGCTAAGCCTGAAAAGAAAGATGAAGTCAAGCGCTGTGAAACTGTGCAAGAGATGTTTGACCTGTTGAACTCCCAAGAATACAACGGTTGGCGGAGGGAAACAAGGCGGATTGACCCTAATCCCAAGATGAAAAAATCAAATGGCAAGAGGGGATATATCCAAGGTGAACTAGATGATGAGTCTTTTAACATTATGGATTATCTCTGTACAACCTCCGATGATGAAACACGCAGTAGAGATTATGAATGCGAGGCTATTTGCGTCTGGATCCGCAAAACTCTTATAAAAAAACCTGAATGGGCAGATGCCTTTATTGCAGTCCGTATCGATGGAATTCCAATTCGTGAGTATGCGAACTCCATCGGCGCTGATGAAAACAACATCACTCAAAAATTAAAGAGAGCAACTAAAAAATTACAAGAAGAATATCAGAATCGTCAGATTTGACCCTTTCCCAAGGCTACCACTTAGAAGGGTCAAGCCTTCAAAAAATTTAAGGAGGTAATTCTGATGGAATTACAAGTTTATAACAATGCAGATTTTGGTTCTGTACGCACCACAACAATTGGCGGTCAACCATACTTTGTTGGCAAGGATGTAGCTGATATTCTCAGTTACTCCAATACTCGCAAAGCTTTAATTGATCATGTGGATGAAGAGGACAAGAGTGACGTAACGGTTCGTGACGCCATCGGTAGAAATCAAACAATGACTGCTATTAACGAATCAGGTCTTTACAGTCTTATTCTCTCAAGCAAAATGCCAAAAGCGAAGAAGTTTAAGCGTTGGGTTACAAGCGAAGTGCTGCCAGCCATTCGAAAGCATGGTATGTACGCAACGGATGAACTAATAGCCAATCCCGATCTTGCCATTGCCGCTTTTACTGCACTTAAGGAAGAACGTGAGAAGAACAAGAGACTTATGGCAGCAGTTGCAGTGGGGCAGCAGCAAATTGCTGAAATGAAACCCAAAGCTACTTATTACGATGTGGTTCTTAAATGCAAGGATGCCGTGAACATCTCCGTTATTGCCAAAGACTACGGTTGGAGCGGGATCCGCATGAATGAATACCTTCATGAAAAAGGAATTCAGTTTAAGCAAGGTGATATTTGGCTTTTGTATCAAAAATATGCTCCCAATGGATACACCAAAACCAACACACACGTTTATGAGGATAGCAAAGGCATAAAGCATACGAAAGTTCATACCAAATGGACGCAAAAAGGCAGACTCTTCATCTATGAGCAGCTGAAGGCCGACGGTATCTACCCACAGATTGAGATGGAGGTGTGATATGAGTAAAAAAATTAAAAAGCCAGACCAATGGGTTTATGTCATTGAAAAATGCAAAAACCATGTAAAAATTGGGGTTTCAAAGGATTATACAGAAAGAATTAACTATTTAGAAAGAACAGGTGGTTTTCGTGTTTCAAGATATATGGCTTTAGGGCCCTATCAGAACGGCTATGAAGTTGAAAGTAAAATTTTAACTCAACTAAAGGAATTTAAAATTATTGGAGAATGGCATCTAATTTCATATGAAGACGCGGTAGCTGTAGCACAACAAGTGGCTCAACAAGTAGGGGACTCTAGTCTGATAGACATTTTTGATTCAGATGGCTTAATCGAATTAATAGATGACCTATTCCCACTTAAATCAAGCGTTATTAACAATGAGCATTTTCAAGATACAAGCATTACAGGGTTTGTTGATGAAAAAGGTGTTCTATGGTTTGAAACAGATGTATGTGGGATTTTTTCACCAGAATTTTATATGGGTTTTCTCAAAGCAGAAGAATTAACTAGAGGGGGTAGCTGTTATGAGCATAAATAAGTTCAATGCTGAAGGATACTATGACCCTACTCTATATGAAGCACTAAGTAACGTCACTCGTGAGGAAAAGGCAGCATTAAAAGCTGCCTTCAAGCCTCTTGTCTATATTTGCTCACCATTCAATGGGGATACCGAAGGGAACATAAAGAGGGCGCAAGACTTCTGCCGGTTTGCACTAGAGAAAGGTAACATTCCACTGGCTCCACATTTAATGTTTCCACAGTTCATGGATGACAACAATGAAAAGGAGCGCGACCTAGCAATTTTCATGGACATTATCCTCATGGGCAAATGCCAGGAGGTGTGGGTGCTCGGTGATGTCATTTCAAGAGGGATGAGTATTGAAATTGAAAAGGCTAAGAAACGTAGACAGCCGATCAGATACTTCAATAAAGATTTCGAGGAGGTGGATTCTTTATGAGAAAATTAGCCATTGCCTACGGGAACAGCCGCCAGGCGAAGAAGTGGGTCAACAAAGAAATCACATTTGATGAACTAAAAGATAGGTTGAAGACTCCAATCCGTACAACTGAATCAGCAGAAGAATATGCCAAGTTCAGCAAATCCCAAAAGGATGATGCAAAAGATCAAGGTGGTTTTGTTGCAGGTGTTCTAAAAGGCGGTCGCAGGAAAATTGGCACTGTGGAGCTCCGCTCGATGATTGCTTTAGATGGTGACCGCATTGATAAAGAGTTTCTTGAAAACTATGAATCGAATGCCCAGTATACCTCAGTTCTATACTCCACCCATAGCAGTACTGAAGAAAATCCGAGGGTGCGCATTATCTTGCCTCTTACAAGAGATGTATCACCAGAAGAGTTTGTAGCAGTTTCAAGATATCTTGCTCAGATGCTGGGCATAGATTATTTTGATGAATGCTCTTATCTCCCAAACCAGCTTATGTACTGGTCAAGCACTCCATCCAATGGAAACTTCATCTATAAGGAAGTGGATAAAGACTGGCTTAATCCAGATGAAATTTTAACTGCTCATCCTGAATGGACTGATCCTACAAGACTTCCAACTTCATCGAGGGAGAGCAAGGCAAATACAGTATCGCATCAGAAGGTGCAGGATCCTCTTGAAAAGGAAGGCGTTGTCGGGCTTTTCAATAGGGTCTACTTCCCCGTCACAAAAGCGATCGATGTGTTTTTATCAGATATTTACGCGCCGACAGAAAATGAGGACCGCTACCATTTTATCGAGTCAAGTAGCATGGCGGGTGTTGAAATCAAAGAAGGTGGCAAGTTCGTATACAGCCATCATGCCAAGGACCCGGCCTACCTTAAATTATGTAACGCCTTTGACATCGTCCGTATCCATAAGTTTGGAGATGACGATGTTAAGAAGTCCTTTAAGAGTATGTGTGATTTCGTAATGAAAATCGATCAGGTGAAAGTCTTTGCTACCAATGAAAAACTTGCAGAAGCTGAAGTGGATTTCACAGATCTTGGTGACGACTGGAAAGAAAAACTAAAATATCAGCCCCGAAGTCAAGTACTCGAAAACAGCGTGTACAACTTAAACCTTATCCTGAATCATGATCCTGATTTTAAGAATTTTGCATTCAACGAGTTATCAAACCGTATCCAGGTCACTGGACCACTTCCGTGGGAAAGACCGGAAGGTAACGTGTTTTGGAGAGACGCCGACACAGCCCAGCTTAAGTCCATTATGGATATTCGCTACCTTCCGTTCTCAAGTAGAAACCACGATGTTGCTTTTACCAAGGTTGCTGATGATCGGAGATTCCACCCTATAAGGGATTACCTTGATTCCCTTCCTGCGTGGGATGGAGTTAAACGAGTGGAGGATGTTTTCATCAAATATCTTCAGGCTGATGACACTGAGTATATACGCACAGTGACTAGAAAGACCTTTGCAGCGGCGGTTGCCCGGATATACGTTCCTGGAATTAAGTTTGACTGCGTTCCAGTGCTTGATGGCGACCAGGGTATTGGCAAAAGCACAATTTTGAAAGACCTGGTAACAGCAGACTTCTATTCTGAAACTCTATCCCTTACCGATATGGACGACAAGTCAGGTGCTGAAAAACTTCAGGGATTCTGGGTAGTTGAGATCGGTGAACTTGCCGGGATGAAAAAAGCCGACATTGAAAAAGTGAAAGCCTTCCTCTCTACCTCAGACGATAAATATAGACCATCCTACGGAAGAGTTGTGGAAAGCCATCCCAGACAGTGCATTGTCATTGCAACGGTAAATGGTGAGCGTGGATATTTACGTGACATCACAGGAAACCGCCGATTTTGGATCATCAAGGTACATCAGAAAAAGCAGAAAAAGACATGGAATTTCACTGAAGAATACAGGCAGCAGTTCTGGGCAGAAGCAAAAGAAATATGGAACTCAGGTGAAAAACTGTATCTCGAGGGTGACATTTTAGAAGAAGCTGAAAAGGCCCAGAAGGGTGCCATGGAGGCTGATGAGCGTGTTGGTATGGTGGAGGAGTACCTGAATACCTTACTTCCAGATGATTGGGATAGCATGGATTTGTTTGCCCGTAGAAACTACCTAAGTGGAACCGAATTTGGTGGGGATAAGCATACAGGAACTGTTACACGAACCTCTGTAAGCAATGCAGAAATATGGTGTGAGTGCTTCAATCGTAATCTACCAGAATTAAAGACCACCGATAGTTATCAGATCGCAGCACTCATGGCTCAGATCCCCGGATGGGAACGAACCAGCAGTATTAAGCGTTTGCCCATATATGGTAGGCAGCGACTTTATCAATATGGCGGATAAAGAACACAACACAACACAAGATTTACCCTTATATTAGAAATGCTTTTTCTTAAAAGTAGATAGTAGATACCTGTGCACGTACACGCGCGTTAGTAAATATAGGGAAACGCTTGTGAATTTGTGTTTCTTGTGTCAGATGGGAGGTAAAAAAGTGACTGAAAAAATCATCGAGCAAAAACTGGTAAAAGCAGTGAAAAAGAGGGGTGGTGTGGCACTAAAATTTGTTAGTCCGGGGTTAGATGGTGTGCCAGACCGAATTGTACTCCTACCAATGGGAAGAATGGCCTTTGTTGAATTAAAGGCGCCAGGCAAAAAGATGCGTCCACTGCAAGTAAGGCGAAAAAGACAACTGGAAGCGTTAGGATTTTTGGTTTACTGCGTTGATAGGGTAGAACAGATTGGAGAGGTGCTTGATGAGATTAAAAATAGAATGTAATTGGTGTGGTAAAGAAATTTCAAGAAAGCGTTCGATGATAAAAGAGCGTAACTATTGTTCAAGAACCTGCTTAGGTAAAGCAAATGCAGAACGATTCAGACTACAAAGATTAAAAATTTGTGATTATTGTGGTCAAGAATTTGAATACAAAGGTCGCCACAAGAAACGTAACATTCATTTCTTTTGTTCATCAAAGTGTGCTAACAAATATAAAACAAAGCGCATGACAGTAAAATGCGATTGGTGTGATCTAGAATTTGAGAAAAAAAGATCTGATGTTAATCGATCAAACCATAATTTTTGTAAGCCTGAGTGTGGACACAGCTTTAAGCGATGGACAGGAGTTTGTGGGTATAGTCCACTTGTTGGAGGCGTTCCTATACACAGAAAAATTATGGAAGAAACTTTAGGTCGCAAATTGACTGATAATGAAGAAGTTCATCATATTGATTTCAACCATCATAATAATCACATTGAGAATTTAGTAGTACTAAGCAAATCAGAACATTCAAGGATTCATGCTGTAAGTAAGGAGCGTGATGTGTATGGAAGATTTATTGACCAGAAATGATTTACATCAGTATCAGAATTATTGTATTGATTTTATTGAGAGTAAAGCGACATCAGCGATATTTCTTAACTGCGGTTTGGGAAAAACAATTATTTCACTTACTGCTATTCATAATCTGATGTTCGATAAGTTTGATATTAGTAAGGTTCTTGTGATTGCACCATTAAGAGTAACAACGGTGTGGGCAAATGAAATTAAAAAGTGGGATCATCTAAAAGGCTTATCCTATTCTGTAGCTGTTGGAACTGAAAAAGAGAGAAAAGATGCCCTTATGAAAAGAGCCACACTTTATATCATCAATCGTGAAAATGTCGACTGGCTTGTTAATAAAAGCGGAGTTCCTTTTGATTTTGATATGGTGGTTATTGATGAGTTATCTTCATTCAAATCATACAGCGCTAAGCGCTTTAAAAGCCTTTTAAAAGTAAGGCCAGCAGTGAAAAGAATTGTAGGTCTGACGGGTACGCCTTCAAGTAACGGACTTATGGATCTTTGGGCACAGTTCCGTGTTCTTGATTTGGGACAGAGGCTTGGTAGGTACATAACCCACTACCGTAATACCTACTTCATACCGGATAAACGCAATGGTCAGATCGTCTTTTCATATAAACTCCTGCCAGGAGCTGAAGAAAAGATCTATAGTCAGATATCCGATATCACCATTTCTATGAAGTCCATTGATTATCTAAAAATGCCTGAATGCGTAATAAACACAGTGCCTGTGTATTTAAATGAAAAAGAGCGGGCCATTTATTCTGGATTTAGAGATGATATGGTAGCAAGTTTAGGAGCAGAAGAAATCGATGCAGTAAATGCTGCAGTACTTTCAGGAAAACTCCTTCAGATGGCAAACGGTGCTGTCTATGACGAGAAGAACAAGGCACATTTTATTCACGATAGAAAACTTGATGCCCTTGAAGATTTAATTGAAGGAGCCAACGGGAAACCAGTGCTTATAGCTTATTGGTTCAAGCATGATCTTGATCGTATTCAGAAGAGATTTCCAGTAAGGCAGCTAAAGTCATCAAAGGATATTGGAGAGTGGAATGAAGGTGAAATTCCTGTAGCAGTGATCCACCCTGCAAGTGCTGGACATGGACTTAACCTTCAAAATGGTGGTTCCACACTTGTTTGGTTTGGACTCACCTGGTCCTTGGAGCTCTACCAGCAAACCAATGCCCGACTCTACAGACAAGGGCAAAAGGATACGGTTGTCATTCATCACATCATTACCAAGGACACCATAGATGAAGATGTGATGACAGCACTTACAAAAAAAGAAAAAAAACAAGCATCTTTAATCGAGGCAGTAAAAGCGAAACTGGAGGTGAAGCGATGAGCGATCCTTATGAAGATTTAGCCAATGCCATAGTTTTACTAGCCGTCAAGGACTATAGGGATGCACTAAAGAAGATGATGAAGCATCCTCGCCATGAATCTGCAAAACGCACAAAAGCTGAAGTAGAGAGGTTTTTACGCTCTGATTGGTATAGAGAACTTACAGCGGTAGAACCGGAGATACTTCTCCGAAAACTGAAAGAGGAGGTCAAACAATGAATGCTAAAGAATATCTTAGTAAAGCCTATCGATTGGATCAAAGAATAAACAGTAAGCTTGAGCAAGTGGCATCCCTGGAAAATATGGCTATGAACTGCACTACGGCCATAAATGGAATGCCTAATAACCCTAGCAAATCAGTATCTCCAATGGCAGATGCTGTATGTAAGATTATAGATATTAAAAACAATTTGAACGATGATCTTGCCAAACTTCTAAAGTGCAAGATTAACATTATTGAGATCATCCAAGGTGTGAACAACATTGAGTACAGGCTGATTCTAGAGAAACGGTACCTGTCATATCAGCCTTGGGAAGATATCGCTTATGATCTTGATTATTCTGTAAGCTGGGTGCTGAAGCTTCACCGTAAAGCGCTTAGAGCTGTAGATGCTGTATTGGCTGGAAGGGAGAATAAAAATGAGTTGGCATGAAGCAATAGAAGACGGAATAACCATTGGTAAGGATGGTAGAGATTCCAACTGTTATTATCCACCTTGCCATATCTGCGCTACACCTGTTTATAGTTGGACATACACTCGTGGTACTAAATATACCTGCAAGGACTGCAGGGCTGAACTGGTTCGGCAGGCGCGAGAAGAAGGGGAAGTGATCAGTACGGATAAGAAACAAATGAAGCTACAAAACGCCGTAAAAAGGATCTCAAAAATCACCGGCATTGAACACTACAAGGATGCCATCCGTCTTGTAGAAGAGAGCCTGAGCAGGACTGGGTGGTACCAGAGTACTGAAGAAATAATGGTGGCACTTGAACTTATCCGTCGTAACGTTAAAGCGTTCCACCAGGTGAAAATCTTCGACTACTCTGTTGACTTCATACTACCTGAGATGAAAGTTGCCCTTGAGATTGATGGCAAGATTTATCATGGGAAAGACAGACAAAAATATGAGAGCATCCGAGATGAGGTCATTACCAATAAACTTGGTGAAGGTTGGGAGATGATCAGAATTACAACAGATATCATCAATAAGAATGTGACCAAGCTAATCCCTGGTATCAACTCGGTGCTTAAAAGTAGAAAACTTCAAAGAGGATAGTAAAGTCCACATGAGTCCACTTGAGTGCAGTTGTTTTTTTTAGTACGCTATAATTGAGAGATAATAATGTAAACAAGCCTTCATGGGAACACCCCACGAGGGCTTTTCTTATGCCCTAAAGGAGGTGAAGCCATGCCATACAAACCTAAGCGTCCTTGTTCTTACCCAGGTTGCGGTCTGCTTGCTGACGGCGGAGAGTACTGCACCGAGCATAAAAAGATTGTCATGAAGCGTTACAACCAGTACCAACGAGATCCTAAGTCCAATAAAAGATACGGCAGGGCCTGGAAACGAATAAGAGACCGCTACATCAAAGCCCATCCTCTTTGTGAGGAGTGTGAAAAGAACGGAAGGATTAAAGCTGCTGAAGAAGTCCACCACATCTTACCTCTATCAAAAGGTGGTGGCAATGAAACCAGTAACCTGATGGCCCTTTGTAAGTCATGTCACTCAAAGATCACTGCTGAGAGCGGCGACCGCTGGGGTGCGGGTACCTAAATCCCTACGACTAAAAATTCTGGACAGCGGGCTGGGGTGTCGTATAAAAAAACGCAGATTCAAACGAGGGTATAGCCCAAGCGCAAAAAAACTCCCTTACCATGTGATAAGGGAGAACTAACTACATATCAGGCATGACGCAAATAGTTGAACTTGCCAGTCGACCAATTAAAGGTAAAAGTCATTCCGTTGATGATTTTCAAGCTAATGCTGGTATGTTGAGGATCCAGATTAAAGGATTCTATATATGCACTAATATCTAGAAGTTGGAAAGAACTGTGGTGGTCTTTCAAGGGATGAATTTTGTTGTTCATGATATGGCCTCCTTTCTTTTGTAATAGTAGGTTTAATTGGCATTAAATTGTTTGAGAAGCTTTCTTGCATCTTCATTGAGTCTGGTATCGGAACATTTGTCTCTGGCAATCTGATATAGGTCTCTTAGTTTGGATGAGATATATTCACCCCAATCGGTCGAATTGCAGAGGAAATGATTTTCATCATCGGAGACAAGATAGGCTTCAATAATGTCAGATAATTTGTTAACCCCATCTGAATCGGTGTATTCGACACGGTATAAATACAAAGTACTGTTAATTTTTTCAAGGTAGGTATGGAAGACCTCACCAGTAATATTAACTTTGGTGTATACAACCTCTTCAATTTTTCGACCCTTTCCCAGCGATTGCCAACCGACCCAAAGTATACTCCAAAGAGTAATATCTTGATATATGTAGTCTTCTACACTTTTAGCAATGTAATCGGGAAAAAGTTCAAGCTCATCAGGGTTTGCTCTCTCAATTTTTTTAGCAATAGGACCGAGGCTCCCCCAATAATCAGGGTCGTCCTCTATTCTATTAAGTTCATTCAGTTCTATCACATTCCAAAACAGATTGTCTTCAATAGACATGGAATACAGTGATTCGAAAAAATCGATCAGGGAATTTTCATCTGTTGTATGGTCGAAAGTGTTAAGTGTCAGGTAATCCATAGAGACATTTAAATAATCTGCTATTTTTTTCAGTAGATCATAGCTTAGAGTGTAGGCTTTGCCCTCTGATCTTTTTAAACGCGATAGATAACCTCTGCTGATGCTAAGCGCATCTTCAATCGTGCTACGTTTTATGCCTTGCTTATCGAGAAGTCTATCAATGTTATTCATGATGACTTGTTGTTGTTTATATTCCATATCGTGCACCTCCTATGCTTTGATTGTATAATATCAAAATTGAAGTAACTGGTCAAATATTTAGTTGTTTGAAGTATTTGAAGTAATACTTCAATAAATATGTTGTTTTGTTGTTTGTAAGTCATATAACAAGCTTAGATTTGATTGAACATTATTCAATTAGAATTTCAACAATAAATTATTGAGAATCATTCAATTAATTTGAAGGCGTGCTTCATGAAAAAAAATATAAAAATTTTTAAAGGAGGTGTAAGCATTGGCAAAAGACGGTACGAACAGAGGTGGTGCTCGTGTTGGTGCAGGGGCGAAAAAGAAACCTCTGGCTGACAAAATAGCCGAAGGAAATCTCGGTGGCAGGAAACTGACTGTGATGGAGTTTTCTGATACGGCAGATCTTGAAGGACAAGAAATGCCTGAACCAAATAAAATGCTTGAAGCCATACAAAAAGACGGTAAGGCTCTAGTGGCTGGTGAAATCTACAAAGCGACATGGCAGTGGCTAGATAAACGAGGCTGCGCTGCGCTGGTTTCTCCGCAGCTTCTTGAACGGTACGCCATGAGTGTTGCCAGGTGGATTCAGTGTGAAGAAGCCATTACTGAATATGGTTTTCTTGCTAAGCACCCCACCACAGGAAATGCCATTCAAAGTCCTTATGTATCCATGGGCCAGAACTACATGAACCAGACCAATCGTCTGTGGTTTGAGATATTCCAGATTGTAAAAGAAAACTGTACTGGCGATTACAAAGGAGCAAATCCCCAGGATGATGTGATGGAAAGACTTCTTTCTGCTCGTAGGGGCAAATAAAAACAGATGGGAGATAATGGTATGAGTAAAAACTACAGAACCGCAGAAAGTGTCTGCAAGGGACATCCTGATAAGCTTTCTGATTTAATCGCAGACAGCATTTTAGATGCCTGCCTTCGCAGAGACAAAGCTTCACGCGTGGCCTGTGAGGTTATGGCTACTAAAGGTAAAATCATCGTGGCGGGCGAGATCACCTGCAGCGAAAAAATTAACATTCGCCTTATCGTAAAAAATGTACTTCGTGAGGTGGGATATAACCCTTGGAAATTTACAGTATTTGTGTTTGTACATCATCAAAGTGTAGATATTGCGGCTGGTGTAGATACAGCACTTGAAGCAAGAAATGGAATTATTGATCCATACGGTTCCATCGGTGCTGGTGATCAAGGCACTGTCTATGGATATGCTACCAACGAAACCCGTGAACTGTTGCCTCTACCTTTACTTCTATCTCATAGAATCGTCAAGCGCATTGATGAATGTCGCAAAGGAAAAATCATCAAGGGCATCCTGCCAGATGGCAAAGCACAAGTCACCGTTGAGTACGATGGGGATAAACCTATCCGCGTTAAGACTGTGGTAGTATCTGTCCAGCACCATGAAGATAAAACCCAAAAACAGCTAGAACCAGATATCTTAAACAACGTGCTCTGGCAGTGCTTCGAGGATTTTCCACTGGATGATGAAACAGAAATACTCATCAATCCTTCAGGCAGATTTGTTGAGGGTGGTCCTGCTACTGACACTGGACTTACCGGAAGAAAGATCATGGTGGACACCTATGGTGGTCTGGCTTCTCATGGGGGTGGAGCACTTTGCGGAAAGGACCCAACTAAGGTTGACCGAAGTGGTGCCTATATGGCCAGGTACATTGCTAAGAATATTGTTTGGAGCGGGCTCTGTAATAAATGCGAGGTAGCTATTTCTTATGCCATTGGAAAAGCAAATCCAGTAGCGGTTAATGTGACATCCTTTGGCACAGGGAAAATCAATGACGAGGATTTAAGTGAACTGGTAAAAGAAATCTTTAACTTACGTCCGGCGGCTATCATTGAAAAGTTGCGCCTAAGAAATGCAATCTACTCCGATACAGCAACCTATGGTCATTTTAACTCATCACTCTTCCCCTGGGAGAACGTGGACTTCAATTTAAATTTAAGAAAGGTGGCGGAGAAGTTTCTCCAAGATGGTGATTCAAAATGAATATACAAAAAATAAAGCTGTCAGATCTGAATCCTGCAGTCTACAATCCTAGAAAAGAACTAAAGCCTGGAGATCCAGAGTTTGAAAAGCTAAAAGCCTCCATTGAGAATTTTGGATATGTGGAGCTTATCGTCGTTAATGCGAATAATGATAACACTGTGATTTCAGGTCATCAGAGGCTTAGTGTGCTTCAGCATCTAGGTCAAAAGGAAGCAGAATGCGTTGTGGTGGATCTGAACACTGAACAGGAAAAAGCATTAAACATTGCAATGAACAAAGTCTCTGGCGACTGGGATAAGGATAAGCTAGCTCTTCTTATTGCTGATCTGCAAGGTGCTAACTTTGATGTTTCCCTTACAGGTTTTGATCCTTCTGAACTGGATGACCTGTTTAAGGATTCCCTAAAAGATGGCATTCACGATGATGAGTTTGATGTGGATGCAGAGCTGGAAAAACCCGCCATGACCAAACTGGGTGACGTCTGGAAGCTGGGTTCCCATAGACTGGTCTGCGGTGATTCTACAAAGGCAGAAACCTTCACGCTTCTCATGGATGGAAAGCTGGCAAATCTGGTGGTGACAGATCCCCCTTACAATGTAAACTATGAAGGCTCTGCCGGTAAAATCAAAAACGACAATATGGGGGATTCTGCTTTCTATGAATTCCTACTGGCTGCCTTTACCAATACAGAAGCTGTCATGACCCAGGACTCCTCCATCTATGTTTTCCACGCAGATACGGAAGGACTAAACTTTAGAAGAGCCTTCTCTGAAGCCGGATTTTACCTCTCCGGCACCTGTATCTGGAAAAAGCAATCACTGGTTCTTGGTCGGTCCCCTTATCAGTGGCAGCATGAACCTGTCCTCTTTGGGTGGAAGAAGAAAGGCAAGCACAACTGGTACGCCGACAGAAAGCAAACCACCATCTGGGAATTTGAAAAACCTAAGAAGAATGGTTCCCATCCAACAATGAAGCCGGTGGCTCTTGTGACCCATCCGATTCTCAATTCAAGTCTCAGTAACTGTGTTGTCCTAGATCCATTTGGTGGTTCTGGTAGCACCCTTATTGCCTGTGACCAGACTCAGCGAATTTGTCACACCATTGAACTTGATGAGAAGTTTTGTGATGTTATAGTTGAACGCTACATTTCCGGAGCACAGACTTCAGATGATGTTTATCTCCTGCGTGATGGCAAAGAATACCGCTACAGCGACCTCCCTGAAAACAAATAACACAACTATCGAAAGATAGACTTGCTATTAACATCACTTAGAGTGATATATGTAGTAAGCAAAAAACAAGGAGGTCAATACCATGAAAATCAATTACAACGTAACTGGTAATGAACGTAAAAAGCTGGTGAAGCTCATCAGTGAAATCACAGAGGTTCCTTCAAAATACCTGGGGGTCCCATCCTGTGCTTACCAGGTTGGACCTTACCACATCGGAAAAGACGGTGAGCTAACCTTTGACAGCGAAGTGGATCAGGATGAAATCAAGTCACTAATGAGAAAGCTTTTAGATGCAGGGTTTGAAGCTGAGGTGGATGAACCAGCTCAGGCTGAAGCAGAGACCGAGGAAACTGGACTCATCATCCAGATTCCAAAAGACTCCCTATCTGGTGGAGACCTGGAGAAGCTAGCCAAACTGCTAGAAGCAAAAGGCAATCTCATTAAAAAAGCTCTCAATGTGGATGCGCTTCCCATTGAAGCCTATGAGGAACGCATAAGCTTCCCTTGGTTTTCAAAACTGCCAAATCCAGATGAGATAAAAGCCTACTCCCAGTTCATTACAAAGCTTTGTGAGATGGCGAAAACCCAAAAGAGAATCACCGTGAAAGAAAAAGACGTCGATAACGAGAAATACGCATTCCGCTGCTTCCTTCTCCGCCTTGGATTTATTGGTGAAGAATTCAAAACCCATAGAAAGATTCTCCTTCAAAACCTATCCGGCAGCAGTGCCTTCAAAGGAGGTGCTCCAAGTGAAACCGATCAGTAAAGAAAGACTGGCCCACTTACGCAAGCAGTACCCCGCTGGCGCCAGGGTCCAGCTCTTTTCGATGGATGATGTGCAAGCACCACCAGCGGGCACTAAAGGCACCGTGTGGGGCGTGGATGACACAGGTTCCATCATGGTTCAGTGGGACAACGGCAGCAGCTTGAATGTGGTTTACGGCATTGATTCCTGCAAGGTCATCGAGGAAAATTCCAGGAAGGAGTCACAGCAATGAAGGCATTATTTGGTCGAAAGTTCTACAACCTTGAGGAACTAAAAGAAGCAACTGAAGAGGCAAAAGAAGATAGCGTCATTGGTTCTGATTACACTGTGATTCGAGAAGTTGAACTCAGTGATTCAGAGTTCAAGAAGTTCACCAGTGATTTTCTAGAGGACCAGCCCTGGATCAAGAAGTCAGATGGCGGCACCAATGAAAAAGGTGAGCTTAGGTGCATTAGGGTCATTAACAAAGACACCGGTGAAAAGATACTCACCAATCCTGAGGGCTACTCCTACTGCCGTTACTGTGGGATTGAAGACTAGTCTTCAGGCCAGAAAGTTGCTCTATTACTACAGAAATGACTTGCTATTATTCTCGTTTAGAGTGATATATGTAATACCAAAACAAAACCACACTAAATGGAGGATGAGAACATGAAAGAAATCAAAGCATTTGAAGAGGCCAAATTGGCCGGCGCAAACTTTAAGGAGTCTGGAATCAACAGCACCATGTACTGGGCCTACGAAAGAAGCAAGGAAGCAGGAAACGACACCATCGACTTTTCTGAGGTCATTTGGGATTACGACATTGAACCCATTGTTAAAGCCTGCAGAGCCTACGGAATTGACCACATTACCATTTCAAGCACCTTCTCAGGACTGATTGCAACCCTTGCTGAATTTGAAAAGCATGGCTGTAGGATGGATGGACTTACCAAGGTTAAGACAAGCTATAGCGACTTGCAGACCGGCGAAAAGCAAATGCTACCAGCAATCTTGGTTAGGATTTAAGGAGGACTTAGACCATGTGGAGAGAAGGTAAAATCGAAGTCGAAAACAAAACCATTTATTACTGGATCAAAAGCTTTGACTTAGGCTCCCCTTACGGCATTGATGAAGGTAGAATATCAAAACTGATGCTAAAGCGAGATGGCCAGATCATTGCAAGCTTTGATAGAGGCTGGGACATCGAACCCATTGATGCCAATGCGCAAGCTGCACTTGAAGTTTTGGTGAAGAAATTTAATTAAATAAGTTGCATGAAACAACATAAAAAAAAGCAGGCTTCTATTATTGGCCTGCTTCCTTTATTACATTAATGCAATCTCTGCATATTAACTTACCTTTAAAAATAATGGTATTTTTGCTGCTCCCACAAATAAAACAATGCGGTGTGTGCTTTTTAAAGATAATTGTATCACTCTCTGTATAAATTTCTAAGCTATCTTTTACATCAATATTCAACACACGTCTAACTTCAATGGGAATAACAATACGACCTAATTCATCGAGTTTTCTAACAATGCCAGTTGATTTCATTAACACCTCCATATAATTTGTATCTTAATGGTATTATATGGAAAACAAAAAGTCAATGGAAATGGAAGAAAATGTATTGTTAGACAATAAAACAATTTTGAAAGGACAGAGTGAATGATTTTCCTGTATTTAGGAGTTGATAATAAATGCGAAAACTAAAGAAGTATAAACCAACATCTTACATGGCGAAAGATTCCCATTACAGCAAGGAGATGGCGGACTATGCAGTTGGTTTTATTGAATGCCTCACCCATACCAAAGGAACCTGGGCGGGAAAGCCTTTTGAACTGATAGATTGGCAAGAACAAATCATCCGGGATTTATTTGGAACCATAAAACCAAATGGCTATCGTCAATTTAATACCGCCTATGTAGAAATACCAAAGAAGATGGGAAAAAGTGAGCTTGCGGCGGCTGTTGCCCTGCTCTTAACCTGTGGAGATAACGAAGAACGTGCTGAGGTTTATGGCTGTGCTGCAGATCGTAACCAAGCCTCCATCGTTTTTAACGTGGCTGCTGATATGGTGCGAATGTGCCCTGCCTTATCCAAGCGGGTTAAGATTCTGGACTCACAGAAAAGACTGATCTATCAACCCACTGGAAGCATCTATCAAGTGCTTTCGGCGGATGTCGGAAACAAACACGGCTTTAATACCCATGGCGTTGTATTTGATGAACTTCATACGCAGCCTAACCGAAAACTTTATGATGTTATGACAAAAGGTAGTGGTGATGCCAGGATGCAGCCTTTGTACTTTCTAATCACTACCGCAGGTGATAATCAAAACAGTATTTGCTGGGAAGTGCATCAGAAAGCTATAGACATCATGGCTGGAAGGAAAAACGACCCTACCTTCTACCCAGTGATTTATGGTGCAGATCTAGAAGATGACTGGTCCGATCCAAAGGTCTGGAAGAAAGCAAACCCATCCCTTGGCATCACTGTTAGTATGGATAAAGTAAAAGCAGCTTATGAGTCTGCCAGACAAAACCCCGCTGAAGAAAATAGCTTCAGACAGCTTCGGCTCAATCAATGGGTTAAGCAGGCTATTCGCTGGATGCCTATGGATAAATGGGATGCCTGTGCATTCCCCGTTAATCCAGAAGCCCTCAAAGGTCGCGTCTGCTATGGCGGGCTGGACCTTTCTTCATCTACAGATATAACAGCTTTTGTACTTGTATTTCCTCCACTAGATGAAGACGACAAATATATGGTTCTTCCATACTTCTGGATACCGGAAGACAGCATTGACCTCAGGGTTAGACGGGATCATGTCAATTATGATGTTTGGGAAAAACAAGGATTCCTTCTAACTACCGAAGGCAATGTTGTTCACTACGGATTCATTGAGACTTTCATTGAGAAACTTGGAATGAAATATAACATCCGTGAGATTGCCTTTGACCGCTGGGGAGCAGTTCAGATGACTCAGAACCTAGAAAACTTAGGGTTCACAGTTGTCCCTTTTGGTCAGGGATTTAAAGACATGTCTCCGCCAACAAAAGAATTAATGAAGCTGACTTTGGAAGAAAAAATCGCTCACGGTGGGCACCCTGTTCTCCGCTGGATGATGGACAACATTTTCATTAGAACCGATCCTGCTGGTAACATTAAAGCAGACAAAGAAAAATCCACCGAGAAGATTGACGGTGCTGTTGCCACAATTATGGCTCTTGACCGAGCGATCCGCTGTGGTGGAGAAACTGGTAATTCCGTTTATGACGATCGAGGCCTTTTAATCTTCTAATTTATCTTCCCTATGGTATAATAAATGAAATAGACTAAAGCTGATTGCATATAAGTAGATAATAATGCAACTATAAATTATAATTAAAGGAGGATTTATTGTGAAAGAATATCAAGATTTAATAGGTAAGGTCGTTATTGCAGTAGCTATCATTATTTCAGGATTTTTGATTACTAATGCTTTAAGTATTGGTTTTGGTCAATTACACGATGTTATGTTCTTGAAATTGTAAAATAGTAACAAAACATGGATGGAGAATATACTAATCTACATCTTTTAATACCGCTACGACACATCATTTATACTGCACGACCTAAAGTTATTATTAACTTATGCTATCAATATTAAGCATCTCAGCTGAGGTGCTTTTTTCATGTCTATTTTTAAGGAGGGTGATATCCATGGGAATATTGCAAGGAATATTCAAGGCAAGAGACAAACCTAAAGACGCTCTTGGTGGCAGGCGCTACAGTTTCTTTTTTGGAAGTACTAGTGCTGGTAAGCCAGTTAATGAGCAATCCGCCATGCAAATGACCGCAGTTTACAGCTGCGTAAGAATCTTATCTGAGACGCTAGCTGGTCTACCCCTTCATGTTTACAAGTACAATGATTCAGGCGGAAAGGAGAAAAACCTAAAACACCCACTATATAAGCTGCTTCATGATGAACCAAATCCTGAGATGACTTCTTTTGCGTTTAGAGAGACGCTAATGAGTCATCTTTTATTATGGGGAAATGCCTATGCTCAGATTATTCGAAATGCAAGAGGTGAAGTGATTTCTCTCTACCCATTAATGCCCAACAAAATGACGGTCGATCGCGATTCAAGTGGTCGGCTATTCTATATGTATCAGCGTGGCAATGAAGATGTTCCTACTCTTGGTAGAGAATATCAAGTGTATCTTTCACCATCAGACGTCCTTCATATCCCCGGTCTTGGCTTTGACGGGCTGGTAGGCTATTCACCCATTGCCATGGCTAAAAATGCTGTGGGTCTTGCCATTGCAACTGAAGAATATGGAGCTAAGTTTTTCGCTAATGGCGCTTCACCGGGTGGCGTACTGGAACACCCCGGTACTATCAAGGATCCTCAGAAGATTAAAGAATCCTGGAACGCAGCCTACCAAGGAAGTGGCAATGCCCACAGGGTGGCTGTTCTTGAAGAAGGTATGAAGTATCAGCCTATTGGTATTTCTCCTGAACAGGCTCAGTTCCTAGAAACCAGAAAGTTCCAGATTAATGAGATCGCTCGTATCTTTAGAGTGCCACCTCATATGCTGGCTGATCTAGAGAAGTCATCCTTTAGTAACATCGAACAGCAATCACTGGAGTTTGTAAAATACACCCTCGACCCTTGGGTGGTCCGCTGGGAACAGTCCATGTGCAGAGCGCTGCTCATGGAAAGCGAGAAACCTAGTGTCTTTATCAAGTTTAACGTGGATGGCCTACTGCGTGGTGATTATGTCAGCCGTATGAGTGGTTATGCCACTGCCAGGCAGAATGGTTGGATGAGTGCCAATGATATTAGAGAGCTTGAAAATCTGGATAGAATTCCAGAAGAATTAGGCGGTAACCTCTACCTCATCAATGGCGCGATGACAAAATTACAGGATGCAGGCGCGTTCGCAAATATCAAAGAAACGGAGGAACCTAAATGAAGAAGTTTTGGAACTGGGCACGAGATGAAAATACTGGTGTCCGAACACTCTACCTAGACGGCGTTATTGCTGAAGACTCCTGGTTTGATGATGATGTCACCCCTAAGGCATTTAAAGCAGATTTGACTGCCGGCGAGGGTGACATTGTTATTTGGCTTAATTCCCCAGGAGGCGATTGCATTGCTGCTAGTCAGATTTACGCCATGCTGATGGATTACAAAGGCACTGTTACCGTAAAGATTGACGGTATTGCCGCTTCTGCTGCCTCAGTCATCGCCATGGCGGGGACAACGGTGCTTATGGCACCAACTGCCCTTATGATGGTCCATAACCCCCTTACAGTGGCCATTGGGGACAGCGAGGAAATGAAAAAAGCCATCTCCATGCTATCTGAAGTGAAAGAGAGCATCATCAATGCCTATGAAATCAAGACGGGCCAGTCAAGGACAAAGCTCTCCCATCTTATGGATGCAGAAACCTGGCTCAATGCCAAAAAGGCCATCGAACTTGGCTTCGCTGATGGCATCTTGGAGGATGAAAAGAAAAGAAATCAAACTGAGGATTTTACCTATGCCTTCAGCCGCAGAGCTGTAACCAACTCCCTGCTTGATAAGGTAAAACCCAAACTACCAAAAGAGAATACAGGCACCCCAATTGAGTCGCTAGAAAAGCGGCTTTCTTTGATTCAACACTAAATTTTAGGAGGAAAACACTATGAATAAGATTCTTGAACTGCGTGAAAAAAGAGCAAAATCCTGGGAAGCTGCTAAAGCATTACTGGATACCAAAAGAGGTACAGATGGAATTGTGTCCGCTGAAGACACTGCAACCTATGAAAAGATGGAAGCTGATGTTGTTGCCCTTGGTAAGGAAATTGACCGTCTTGAAAAGCAGGAAGCTCTGGATCGTGAGCTTTCAAAGCCACTTAACACACCACTTACCGGAAAACCTATCTTCCAGGGTATGGAATCCAAAGGCGGCAGAGCCTCCGCAGAATACCAGAAAGCATTCTGGAATGCCATGAGAACCCGTTCTGGTGAAGGACTCGATCCGGTGATTAAGAACGCACTGCAGATTGGCACTGACACGGAAGGTGGTTACCTTGTACCAGATGAGTTCGAGCGTACTCTTATTGAAGCCCTGGATGAAGAGAATATTTTCAGAAAGCTGGCCAACGTCATCTCCACTTCTTCTGGCGATCGTAAGATTCCAGTGGTAGCTTCCAAAGGAACCGCTTCTTGGATTGATGAAGAAGGTGCCATTCCTGAAAGCGATGATAGCTTTGGACAGGTTTCTATTGGTGCTTACAAGCTAGGTACCATGATTAAGGTATCAGAAGAACTTCTAAACGACAGCGTCTTTAATCTTGAAAACTATATCGCTAGAGAGTTTGCAAGACGTATTGGTAACAAGGAAGAAGATGCTTTCTTCACTGGAGATGGCTCTGGTAAGCCTACAGGTATTCTTGCTGCTACTGGTGGAGCACAGATCGGTGTAACCGCTGCAAGTGCTACAGCTATTACCGTTGATGAGATTTTGGACCTCTTCTACTCTCTTAAGTCTCCTTACAGAAACAAGTCCGTGTTCGTTATGAACGATGCCACCATTAAGGCAATTAGGAAGCTGAAAGATGGTCAGGGTCAGTATATCTGGCAGCCTTCACTTCAGGCCGGAACTCCAGATACCATTCTGAACAGACCTGTTTACACTTCATCCTACGTTCCTACCATCGCTGCATCTGCAAAGTCCATCATCTTCGGTGACTTTGGCTACTACTGGGTAGCGGATCGTCAAGGTAGAGTATTCAAGAGACTTAATGAGCTCTATGCAGCCACTGGCCAGGTAGGCTTTGTTGCCACTCAGCGTGTGGATGGAAAACTGATTCTGCCTGAAGCCATCAAAGTGCTTCAGCAGAAAGCGTAATGGAGGTGTCCTATGGGTTATAACACAAAGAACTATACCGAACAGGGCGGTGAGAAAACCGTCATTGGTGGAACTCTTGAAATCAAGGAAGGGGCGGTCGTTACTGGCCTCCCTGTTCTTGACAATCAAGCTGCAAGCACTGCTGCCACAGTAGAAGATTTGGTGACGGATTTTAATGCACTCCTCACCAAACTTAAGGCTGCAGGGCTTATGATTTCAGACTAATGAAAGGATGGTGGCGGTATGACACTGCTGGAAAAAGTAAAAGCAAATCTTATTCTTGATCACTCGGCTGATGATGAACTACTTGAGATGTACATCACCGCCGCCACGAGGTATGCAGAAAGTTATCAGCATCTTCCTGAGAACCACTACGTGGAAGCAGTTATGCCAGACACCACACAGCAAGCCATTATTATGCTGTCGTCCCACTTTTATGAATCCAGGGACGGCAGCACAGGTGGTTTCTTTTCTGATAATGTGCAGGCTGGACAGCAGGTTTGGAATACAGTCAATCTCCTGCTGCGGCTTGATCGGGATTGGAAGGTGTAGTCATGAGCTTTGGGAAAATGAATACCTTCATTGACATCATTGAGAGCGTCACCATAAAAGATCCCGAAGGCTTTAAAACAGAGGTTGATAACATCGTAGCTTCTGTAAGAGCTTACCGTGAAGGTCGCCATGGCAATGAGAAATGGGCAAATAGAGCTTCCTTTTCAGAAGCCACAGACCTTTTTCGCTTTCGCAACATCCCTGGTATAACCATAACAACATCTATGGTAATCATCCATAGTAATAAGAGATTTGAAATCACATCTGTTGAAGATGTCAAAGGTCGCGGTATGTACATTGAAGTGCTGGCTAAGGAGGTGATTCCAAGTGGCTAAAGCAACCATGAAAATGCCCGATGAGTTTCTAATGAAGCTTACAAAGCTTGGTGATAAGACCGATGAGATTGTCTCGAAAGTTTTAGAAGCTGGCGGTGAAGTTGTTCTGGATAAAGTAAAAGCCAATCTTAAAGGTGTTATCGGTAATGAAACCAAAGAAAAAAGCCGTTCAACCGGTGAGCTGGTATCTTCCCTGGGTCTCTCTCCCACTAAGCTAGATCGAAATGGAAACTTCAATGTCAAGGTTGGCTTTAATGAACCTCGTGGTGATGGAGATGCCAATGCCAAGATTGCAAATATCCTTGAATACGGCAAATCAGGTCAGCCACCTAAACCCTTCTTGAAGCCAGCAAAGTCCGCATCACGGAAGGCATGCATTGAAACCATGAAAAGTGAGTTTGATAAGGAGATTGAAAAGCTATGAGCTTACTTGCGGATTTAAACAACATACTAGAACCCATTAACATTCCTGTGGAGACCGGAGTATTTTCCGATACGCCGCCTGATGAATATCTGGTTATTACCCCCATGTCTGATAGGCTTGATCTCTTTGCAGATAATGAAGCCTATATGATTCTCTCAGAAGCTCGGCTTTCTCTTTTCACGAAGAAGAATTATATGAAGCGCAAGAAAGAACTAACAAAAGCCCTCCAATCCGGAGGGATCACCATAACAGATAGGCAGTATGTTGGTTATGAACACGACACTAAATTTCATCATTACGCCATTGACGTAATGAAAGAATATGAAACGGAGGAAGATTAAATGGCAACAATAGGATTGGATTCTCTATATTATGCCAAGATCACAGAAGATCAAAACGGCATCGAAACCTATGGAACCCCTAAAGTACTGGCCAAAGCCATGACTGCAGAGCTGAGCATTGAGCTCATTGAAGCCATTCTCTACGCAGATGACGGTGCCAGCGAGGTGGTAAAAGAATTTAAGAGTGGTGCCCTGACACTGGGTATTGATGATATCGGATCATTGGTAGCACAAGATTTAACAGGATGTAAAATCGACAGCAATAACGTCGTTGTTTCAAGAAGTGAAGATGGTGGGTCACCGGTGGCTATTGGGTTTCGAGCCAAGAAGGCCAATGGAAAATATCGCTACTTTTGGCTCTACAGGGTTATCTTCTCTGTTCCCGCCACAAGCCTTGCAACTAAGGGCGACTCCATCACATTTAGCAGTCCCACCATAGAAGGAACCGTCTTTAGAAGAAATAAACTAGACGGAGAAAGCAAGCATCCTTGGAAAGCGGAAGTTACTGAAGGAGATAATGGTGTGTCTGCATCAACCATTACAAGCTGGTTCACATCCGTTTATGAACCAGATTTCACAGCAGTGACACCAACCATTACAATTACAACTCAGCCAGCTACATTGACTGAAGTAACCGCGGGCAGCATTACTGGAAGCCTTTCTGTGGTGGCGGAATCCAATACCAGCGATCCGGTGACTTATCAGTGGTATGAAAATACCATCGACAGTTCTACAGGTGGTACAGCCATTAACGGTGAGACATCGGCAAGTTTCGATATTCCAACTGATCTCTTAGCTGATACCTATTACTACTACTGCGTCTTAAGCTCTAGTGGTGCACAAAACGTGACGACCACAGTGGCTACTGTTGTTGTTTCCTAATGGAGGGCATGATCATGGCAGATGAAAAATTAAAGATTGACGAAGCCGGTGAAGAAAGAAGCACCACCATTGATATTGGCGGCACAGAGTTTAAGATGATTCTCACCACCAAAGCTACAAAGGAAATTGCAGGGCGCTATGGTGGTCTTGAGAATTTGGGCGATAAGCTTATGAAAACTGAGAACTTTGAAATGGCTCTAGAAGAGGTGGTGTGGCTCATCACCCTTCTGGTAAACCAATCCATCCTGATCCACAATATTAGGAACAAGGACGATAAAAAAGAACTGCTCACAGAAGATGAAGTGGAGCTTCTTACCACTCCCTTTGACCTGGCTAACTACAAGAATGCCATTATGGCCAGTATGATGAAAGGCACAAAAAGGAATGTGGAGAGTGACGACTCAAAAAACGAGGTGGTCGGGTAAGTGATGAACAAGTCTTTACCCGACTTATCTACTTTGGAACAGTCCATTTAAGGCGATTAGAAGATGAAGTGTGGCTTATGCCCATTGGCTATTTAATGGACCTTTGGGAGTGTCATAAGCAATTTACCGGAATATCGAAACCAAGAAATGAATATTCTATTGATGAGGTTATCCCTGAATGGATATAATGTTTATAAGTTAAATCGACTAAACTGTGCACAGATTGTCGGATGAGTAATTGCATCCTCTGATATTATTGTTGTTGAAAGGAGGTCGTCGTATGGATTCATTAAGTAGTTTGAATAATGCACTCTCATATCTTGAAGAGCACCTAACAGAAGATATTGATTTTAACCAGCTAGCAAAAATAGCATTATCTTCGGAGTATCATTTTAAACGCATGTTTTCTTTTCTAGCTGGCATAAGTTTATCTGAGTATATTCGAAGAAGAAGGCTAACATTGGCTGCACTGGAATTAAAAAATACCGATTTGAAAATAATCGATGTCGCTGTGAAATATGGATATGGATCTGCTGATTCTTTTTCACGTGCTTTTCATGTTATGCATGGTATTTTACCTTCTGAAGCAAGAAGTGAGTGTGCAAGAATAAAAGCGTATCCGAGAATGACCTTCCAACTATCTATTCAAGGAGGATGCGAAATGAATTATCGAATTGTTGAAAAGGAACCGTTTAAACTGGTAGGCTTTAAGAAAAGAGTCCCCATAATTTTTAATGGAGTAAATCCAGAGATTGCTAAAATGTATGAATTGCTAACACCAGAAGTTATAGCGAGGTTAAAAGCCTTATCCAATATCGAACCATCAGGGATTATTAGTGCTTCTACAAATTTCTCTGAGGGAAGAATGGAGGAGAAAGGAGAACTGGATCATTATATTGGAGTAGCAACTTCAAGTAATGATATTGATGGATTTGATACATTAGAAGTTACAACTCATACGTGGGCTGTGTTCGAATCAATTGGACCGTTCCCTGAAACATTGCAAAACATATGGGGAAGAATTTACTCAGAATGGTTCCCATCATCAGGATACGAGTCAGTAGACGGACCTGAAATATTGTGGAATGAGAGTAAGGATACTTCAAATCCGAAATATCGAAGTGAAATCTGGATTCCAGTAAAGAAAAAGTAATAAATGTTAATTGACTACAAGATTTAAGGCACTCCATGGTGGGTGTCTTTTTTCATGCCTGAAGGAGGTGAAAGTATGTCGGATTTTGGACTGAAGATTGGCGTCGAGGGCGAAAAGGAATTCAAAAATACACTTCGAGAAATAAACCAAAACTTTAAAGTGTTAGGCTCAGAAATGAACCTTGTGACTTCCCAATTTGACAAACAAGACAAATCTCTCCAGGCAGTAACAGCAAGAAATGAAATCTTAAACAAAGAAATCGATGCTCAAAAGGACAAGGTTAAGACACTTGAATCCGCCTTAAAGAATGCAGCAGAGTCCTTCGGGGAAAATGATAAGCGAACAAAAGCCTGGCAGATTCAGTTAAATAATGCTAATGCAGATCTCAATAAAATGGAAAAGGAACTGGAAGATTCAGCAGAAGAAGCAGAAAACCTGGGAGAACAATTAGAAGAATCCGGTAAGTCCGCAGAAGGCGCTGGTGGGAAGTTTGAGAAGTTTGGAGGGGTTCTTAAAGGGATTGGTGTCGCTATGGGTTCTGTGGCACTTGCTGCAGGTGCTGCAACCATAAAGCTGGGGAAGGAAATTGTCCAACAGTTTGGGGAACTGGAGCAAAATCTTGGTGGATCTGAAGCGGTCTTTGGAAAATATGCTTCATCTATTCAAAAAACTGGTGAAGAAGCCTACAAAAATCTAGGTGTATCCCAGAGTCAATATTTGGCCACAGCCAATAAGATGGGAGCGCTTTTTCAAGGTTCTGGTGTTGAACAGCAAAAGAGTCTAGAACTGACAGAAAAGGCCATGCAGCGAGCTGCAGACATGGCATCAGTTATGGGCATCGATATGCAGGTAGCCCTTGATTCTGTTGCCGGTGCGGCCAAAGGTAACTTCACCATGATGGATAACCTGGGTGTTGCCATGAACGCTACAAATATCGAAGCCTACGCTCTTGCCAAAGGATTAGATTTCACCTGGGCATCGGCAACAAATGCAGAAAAAGCTGAAGTGGCCATGCAGATGTTCTTTGAAAATACGGAGCAATATGCTGGGAACTTTGCCAGAGAGTCCACCCAAACCGTCACAGGTTCCATAGGTCTTTTACAAGCTGCTCTAGGTTCATTTACGGCAGGTCTAGGAAATGCAGATGCGGATATGACAAACCTAACCCAAAATCTCGTAGATGCTTTTCAGGCAGTCGTCATCAATATTGTTCCGATCCTAGAGAATGTGGTAACAGCACTACCAACAGCTATGGATGCGATCCTTATGGCCATTGGAGACCTTCTGCCAGTTCTTCTTAGTACAGTAACGGATTTATTCAGTCAGGTTCTGGAAACCTTACTGAGCCTACTTCCAGAACTGATTCCAGCAGCTGTAGATGCGGTTATGACAATTGTTGGAGCACTCATTGAGAATTTGCCGCTTTTAATCGATGCGGCCATACAACTTATTGCTGCTCTTGTAGAAGGTTTAGGGTTGGCTTTACCTGAGCTTATACCTTCTATGGTTGAAGCTGTCATTCTGATTGCTAGCACTTTAATTGATAATATGAGCTTAATTCTAGATGCTGCCTTTCAGTTAATTAGTGGATTGGCTCAAGGGCTCTTAAATGCACTGCCTACATTAATAGAAGCCTTACCTCAAATCATAAACAGTATTATTGGCTTTATTACCAGCAATCTACCTAGATTCATTGAAATGGGTGTTCAGCTAACCATCCAACTTGGTATGGGCTTGATCAGGGCCATTCCGCAGATTGTTGCTCAATTGCCACAAATCATCTCGTCTATCGTTTCCGGACTTTCCAGAGGAATTCCATCCATATTAGAGGTTGGAAAAAATATCGCAAGAGGCTTATGGGATGGGATTGCATCGATGATTGGTTGGCTTGGTGAGAAAGTAAAAAGCATGGTCAACGGTATTGTAGGTGGTGTAAAAAAAGTCTTGGGGATTCGTTCACCTTCTAAAGTCTTTGCTGGCATTGGATCTAATATGGGTGAAGGTATGGGAGAAGGTTTCACAGAGGCCATGAGTGGTGTGGAAAAAGATATGTTAGGCGCAATACCTACTGATTTTAATCTTGATACTAGACTCAATATGGATGATGCGCTTCAAGGCTTTCATCCTAATAGAGAGACTCCTTCAATAGTTCAACATACAGGAGTTATCGAAGTTAGAGGGATAAATACAAAGAATGAGCTAACTGGTGTGGTTGAAATCATAATGGACCAGTTTAGAAGGGAGGCCAGAATCTTATGATTAGACTTGAAACTTCTAACGGAGAAGTCTTGTCGAAAATTCTAAAAGACCTCTCTCCCTTTGAACATGTTTCCAATCGTGTAGTAAACCGGCTCTTAGATGGCAGTTATCATGTTCAGGTGATCGGTAGCCCACTTAAAAGCACAACAGGAACAATCGTATCCAGTTTTAGGCAGGCAGAGAAAATCAACCTTCTAAGAGATCTTGGTACCCCACTGGTACTGATCTTTCTTGATAAAAAATATGTAGTGTACATCGAGGAGAATATTTCCTGGAAACGGATTAATTTTGCGCATGGTAATTTAGATAAGAGTCTTTTCGAAGGAACCATTAAAATGGTTCTCAAAGAGGAGGTGTCACCTTGAGAAGTGTCACCCCCCATTTGAATGAAAAGCTGAAAAGCACACAGCAGACTCCAGCGAATAAGGCCGACCCAAAGATGAGCATAAGGGTAAGCAGGGCTAGGACCACTGTAATGGATTCAGACTACTGGACCGTTGAAACCATAAGGACTGCAGACAATTTAGGAGACATATCCCTAGCAGCAAGAAGAAGAGTTCCTTATGGGTCACCAGACAGCATCTATGAAATCCACATAGAAGGTGGAATTATTAAAACTTCTATTAGGAAGTATCCTGACTACTTTAAACTTGGATGGGTTCAGCAGTTTGAACTTGGAGAAGGTAACGCTGTTGCCATAGCCTTTAACGGAAACTGGCAGCTTCATAGAAGAAAATGGAGACTTGCAACGGATGAGAAGCCCTTTATATTTTGGGTGGATACTCAAGGGATATTGTGGAGTCAGCTGTGGGATTTAAGTGAGACAAAAAGGCAGATATCCTCTTCAGTTACGAAAGTCAAAGCCATAAGAGGCTGGAAGAATGTGAATTTCCCGGACAAGGACCAAGGGATCATCATCTCCTACATTAAAACTGATGGGAAGGTATATTATTCAAGCTATTGTCAGACAGTAGACTTTACAAATGTGTGGGAGCCTGAAAGACAACTATCGGAGTTCGCTGCAACTGCCATATCCCTTAATATGTTCATCACAAATGACTTTAGAATGGGGTTTACCATTGAGGATTCCGTAGGAAACATACACTGGATGGTCACAGAGAGAAACTGGGCAGGTATGGCCATAGCAACAGAAACTATAAAGCCATATTTGGAAAAGTCAAAGACAGAACTTATAAAGATTACCTACCATGATGTGTTTGAGCCTGCAGAAACCATTAGGGTCTACTCTCCCTATTCAGTGGGTTTAGATCACATTTTTCATGATGTTTATAATAAGTTTTTATGGATTGCGAACCTAGATGATGGAAACGGTGACTGGGGAAGAACCATACAGTTTGAAACTCTTTACCCCATGCATGAGCTTCAAGTAGCGAACCTATTTCTAGAGGATGTGTACTTTGGAATGGTGATCCCTGTGGGTAATGTGACTCACCTTGGAGGAAACAAGTATCAGGCTTCGGTATCCGAGGAGACTCTGGTTGGTATTAACAATGCGAAAGAGCGTGTAAAACTTACCATTAAGAACCTTAAAACACAGCTTGGTCTTATGATGGATGATTTCTTTATAGAGTTCACACCAATTAATCTGGTGCCAATTGAGATACCGCTACCTGTGGTGGAGGAGGTGTGGAATGAGTAAGAGTGAAGGAAAGAAGATCGCCATTAGATTTAGTGACAGAGTGATGGGAAACCTTGAAATACTCCCTAAACTACCCTTTATCGTTGGAAAGTTCATAAACCTGTTTGGTTTCTACGGGGCAAGTAGCAATTATTCCAGCTATTATCCTTCCAATGCCTTTGATGGATCTACTTCCTCCATGTGGTACACAAGGACTTCTGGAGAGCAATGGATTCAGGTAAGTACCGTAAGGCCCATAAGACTGGGAGGCTTCAGGTGGTATTTGGGAAGCAGGCATAGACCAAAGGATTTCAAGGTTCAAGGAAGTGATGATGGGGTCAACTGGACGGATCTTTTTACTGGAGCAAGTGAGGATACGCAAGGTTGGAAGGAATATTACTGGCAGTACTCTGATGCTTATCTTTACCACAGATGGACTGTAACCACCAGATATTCAAGCTACCTTTACCTCTATGAGATAGAGGCATTTGTTCATGATGAAAAAGCGATCAAGGTAACTGGACTGCAAAGAGACTTTGTTGGTGGAGAGCTTAAGGAAGTAGATTACGCCGTTAAAAAGGTCGAGCATCATCCTACTGAGGAAAATACCCTTCTAATTACCTTGCATGATAACTACCAGGAAGCCTTTGATGAAGTAGAAGGTGCAATCACCATCCACTACAAAGGTCAGCTGGGAAATCTCATCGGGTATGGTGGCGCTATAGAGGACTTTACAGTAGGCTTTTATCCAACTGAGCTCATCTCCTCGCCGAACCCTGGGATCGAGGAAAGGTTAAGGGTTGGAACAAATACCACAACAGTTTTGATACCAATAACCTATCATAACATATACGATCTCTCCGAAAGAATTCGAGTGGTGGGATTTACTATAACAACCCAGCTGATCTATTCAAGTATTGAAAATCCATAGGAGGAATAAGCATGAGAGCAGAGATAAAACCCAAGTTTCATAATAGATTTGACATTGTAGTAACCAATGTGGAGACGGGTGAAGTGGAATTAAGAGGCCAGGCTGAAAACATGGTCCTCAATAGGATTTATACCAGGCTTGTGGCTTTTAGCAGTTACTTTGACCAGATCGTATTTGGTACTGGTAGTGGAACCATGGATCCAACCAGAACCACACTTTTTAACCGAGTGGGCAATAAGCCATGCTCCACCGTAGAGCTGATCAGGGCATTTCCTGTATCTAAATGGACCAAGTCCATAAGACTTGAAGCGACAGAGTTTAACGGAAATATTCTCACAGAAGTTGGTATCAGCGAGACTACAACGAGCATTAACACCCACGCCATGATAACTGATGCCGAAGGAAATCAACTTACCATAGAAAAGACACCGGTAAGGATCATAGATATCTATGCCACAGTGTTTGTTGAGTTTGATGAATTTTCAGATGGTGGTGAATGGTATACGACACTTAGAGACTACCTGGCTGGTGCAGGAAGTGTACCCTCTAACACCTTGGCCATATCAACCAGCAAATATCTATGCCAGCCCAATGTTGGCATGAGTGCCACAGCTACCACAGATGCCGTAGCGAGAACAAGAAAATTAAATTGTCAGTTCAGCAATTATGCAGTTCTTGGAATCGAGGCTACGGGCAGCAGATATTTTGGAAAGACTTTTAAGGACAGGAAACTGGACATCCCAGTGGATAGGCTGATATGGACAGGTGTTGGATCACTGCCTGTGACCTTTGATGGAGATATGTATTATGAGTATATGGTTTCTGCGGAGGAAGCCGCAGCCAACAAGCTGTTTCTAAACTTTAAGACCACTGATATTGAAGAAGTCAAGGTAAATGGCAATGTGATCACAGACCACTACTTTACCGAGTTTGGCGACTTTAACTATACAAGCGAAGAATTTAGTTTTCTTGATGTTCTAGTTATTCCAACATCTTATGCAAAATGGACTGAAGTTATTAATAATCATTACTTCCACACCGGGACAATCAGTAGTACGAGACAATGCGGGATGGTTGAGCTTTATTCAGAGGAAGGCTTTAATTTTGTTATCAGCTTTAGGACAAGGCAAGGGTATGCCAGAAGCTACTATGATTTTGCAACAAAGGATAACTCTGAAGATGCATGGGTCAATTACGTTACCGGATTGGGATATGGTTCCAATGAAACTACCTATAGATATATCCATATCAACACCACTCAGAAGTATTTGAGAATTAACTGCTACATTACAGAAGGCTATGGAAGCATGGAGTTCTTCGATTGGCAAAGCTACCTGCTTCCAATGATGAAGTTTAACACAACAGTTCTACAAGAAGGAGATATCGTGCTCATCAAAAGACACCATATCAACGAGATACCTAAGGGTACCAATTATCTTCTTAATGCCGAGGCTGTTTTAGTACTTGGGGAGGGGATCTAGATGAAGAAAGGAAACATAAAATGTGAATGTGGTCAGGAGTTTTACTATGAGACCATTAGAGACTATGTGGTCTGCATTAAATGCGGTAAAAGACATGAACTTAAGCTTGAGCTTTCAGAGGATAAGGATGAAGTAGGTGATTAGATGGAACTTGTTTTCTCTACAACGGGAATAGTGGGTCAGGGAAAATATCCTGACTTTCTTCAGTTTCCAAAGACAGAAGGACAGCTCTTTTATCTCACAGGTGAGGAACTTTATGGAAAGCCTTCTGAGAAATTAAACGGGGAGTATAGCTCTCCCACCTGGCTCTCTCCTATAAAGATCAGTCCTGATGTTACAATCAAGCAGCTAGAGCTTCAAATTCTTCAGGGATTTGGTGTTGTGGGAAGCTATAGAACCTCTGATACCCATAAGCTATTAATCTATGAGTTTGCTTTTGAGATGGAGCGATACCTTAAAAGTGGTTCAATTAAGCATTCTATGGATACCCCTATCGCCTCCTTTACCTTAGGCCTTGATAATCCTATGAATGAAAATCCTGAGTATGAAGGTAATGTGGCCATATCTGAAGAATCAAGCCTTCTATCTCCAGGAAGCAAAGTGGAGTTTGAACTTGTTATGGGAGATAGTGAACCTTACCCAATGGGAGTATTCTATGTGGATCGAAGCAATTTTTCTCTTCTATCTGAAGCTATCAGTGTGGATGGTAGAAACATAATCGGAAAAGCCCTAGGGGATCAAAGCTTTGATGAGGAGAACTCATATCCCTACATGGTTCTCCATGAGATTTTGAAGGATATACTGTTTCGGGCAAACATAAGCTCAGATGAGATGCTTGTAGAAAACACCAGCACTTATGCAGGCTATCAATTTGATGCGAACATGAGCTGTCTTGAAGGGATCATGGAGATTCTAAAGGCTCTGGATGGGTGGCAAGTAAAAGAACTTGTAGATGGAACGGTAGTAATTGGATCTTCAAACTATGCTGGCTTTACAAGAAATACCACCTATACCTTTTATAGAGATAAGGACATTTTCACAAGAAGCATCGTTAGAGATGACCAGGAAGCCTATAGACGTGTATGCGTCCACAACCAAAACTTCTCTCTTAAGGTCTATAGGGATGTTGAAACCTATACCGGCTGGAATTTACAGGCTAATAAAACTCTGTATGTGAATGTGCCTGAAGGAACCTCACTAACCGATGCAGAAAACTATGCAAACCAGATAGCTCTAAGCCTTCAGTATGTTGGTAAGATCGAGAGTTTCACTGGGCCATTCAGACCACAACTTATACTTGGAGACGAAGCAGTAATTGTTAGTGATAAAGGTTCTTCTAACCTTGGACTCATAACTGAAATAACTCACAGGTTTGGGAAGGACGGATTCTACACTGATTTTACAGTGGACAGCGGAGGAAGAATTGGAAAAGGAAGACTTAGTGACTACATCGGAAAGATAACAAAAGATAAAACTAGCAGTAGCAGGGTTTATGAATAAGAACTGATGCCTTATAAATAGGGCATTTTTTTATACACAAAAATGAAAGCGAGGAAATTACATGAGAGATATTTGGACTTTTATTCAAATGGCTTTTGCAGCCATTGGTGGTTGGCTTGGCTGGTTTCTAGGAGGTTACGATGGATTTTTATATGCCCTGATTGCCTTTGTGGTGATTGACTATATTCTTGGAGTGATGTGCGCCATTTTAGAAAAGCATCTTTCAAGTGATGTAGGTGCTCGGGGCATTTTCAAGAAAGTAGTGATCTTCTCCCTTGTAGGCATTGCCCACATTATTGATCAGAACATTATCGGAGATGGTGGTGTCATCAGAACCGCAGTTATCTTCTTTTATCTGTCCAATGAAGGAATCAGCATCATAGAAAACTCAACAAGAATCGGGCTTCCTGTACCTGAGAAACTAAGAGAGATTCTTGAACAGCTAAAAGACGGTGGCGATAAGGATGGAACAAAGTAATGTGTGGAATCTTGAGGGAGGAGAATAATGAACCGAAAAAAACTCATTCTTACAGAAAATGAATGCTATAAAGTAGGTAGGAAAATCAAACCAAAAGGCATCATGGTCCACAGCACTGGGGCTAACAATCCCTATCTTCGTAGATACGTTGGTCCAGATGATGGCATCTTGGGAGAAAACCAGTACAACAATCACTGGAATCAGCATAGACCCAGCGGCAGACAAGTTTGTGCCCATGCATTTATTGGGAAACTTAAAAGTGGTGCTGTCGCTACTTATCAGACACTACCCTGGGATCATAGAGGCTGGCATGCAGGTGGTGATGCCAACAATAGTCATATCGGATTTGAAATCTGTGAAGACAACCTGTCCGATGCAGCCTACTTCAACGCGATCTACAAAGAAGCCACAGAGCTTTGCGCACATCTTTGTAAACTCTATGACTTGACGGAGAAGGACATCATTGGCCACTACGAAGGTTATCAGAAGAAAATCGCCAGTAATCACGGAGACCCTAAGCACTGGTTTTCTAAGCACGGCAAGAGTATGGATACTTTCAGGACTGATGTTAAAAAGCTACTGACGGTTACTGCTCCACCAACTAAAAAGCTTTACCGAGTTCAGGTCGGTGCCTACAGTGTTAAGTCTAATGCGGACGCTATGCTGGCCAGAGTAAAAGCTGCAGGCTTTACGGATGCCTTTATTAAAATCGAATAAGTAAGCACTATGCCCTTGGAGGTTTAAAACTTCTGAGGGCATTATTTTTTTGTAATTTCACAAAACCGTCAGATTTCCATCCTTCCCACGGCTACCAGATAGAGGGGCACAAATAATGACCTTTCAGAAAGAGGTGATGGATATGAAACACAACCTGAAGATCAGTGTTTCAAAAATGCCACAGACAGGCGGAATCGTTACTTGCCGTAATGTCACCGTAAGGGAGCGCATTCTACGTTTCCTCCTTGGAGATAAACAGCGTGTAACAATTCTGATTCCTGGAGATAGCGTCCAGGAACTTGCCATCTGTGAGACTAGGAAAGGAGGAAATGAACTTGAGCAAAGTAAAGTTACTGTTTGATGTGGTAAATGATATGCGAAGCCTTGCAGACAGCATAGAAGTAGTTTGTAAGACAATGACAGAAAATGATGCTGCGCCTGAAGAAGCGCCTGTCACAAAGACAGAACCAGCAAAAGAACCTGATATCCCACTTGAAAAAGTGCGTATGGTCCTTGCTGAAAAAAGCCAGCTTGGTTTTACTGCGCAGGTGCGAGAGATTATCGGAAAGTATGGTGCGGATAAGTTAAGTGCTGTTGACAAGGCTTACTATGCTGACATCTTGAAAGATGCGGAGGTTCTAGGCAATGGGTAATCACGCAATATTATCTGCATCTTCTTCACACAGGTGGCTTCACTGTTTGCCATCTGCAAGGCTTGAACTTGAGTTTGAAAACACAAGTGGAGAGGCGGCAAAAGCGGGTACTGCAGCACATGAACTCTCAGAACACAAACTGAAAAAGGCTCTCCACATCAGAAGTAAGAGGCCCGTGTCAGAGTATGATTCAGATGAAATGGAAGAATGCACAGATGACTATGTTGCCTTCATCATGGAACAGGTAGAACTTGCAAGAAAGTCCTGTACAGACCCTATCGTTCTTATTGAACAACGTCTTGATTTCTCCTGTTATGTGCCAGATGGATTTGGGACAGGAGATTGTGTAATCATTTCAGATGACAAGCTTCACATAGTGGATTTCAAATACGGAATTGGAGTCCTTGTGGACGCAGAAAACAATCCGCAGATGAAACTCTATGCATTAGGAGCTCTTGAAATCTATGACAGTCTCTACGACATCAAAGAAGTATCAATGACAATATTTCAGCCGCGAAGAGAAAACGTCAGCACCTGGACTGTTCCGGTAGAAGAACTTAAAGCCTGGGCAGAAGAAGAACTAAAACCTAAGGCAGCAAAAGCCTATCAAGGGGAAGGTGAATATATCCCTGGCCCGTGGTGTACTTTCTGCAGAGCATCTACTAGATGCCGTGCAAGGGCTGATGAAAAACTCAAACTGGCCCAGAAGGAGTTTAAGATGCCACCACTGCTTACAGATAGTGAGATTGAGGAAATTCTAATGATTATTCCAGATCTTACGAAGTGGGCGGGTGAAATAACTGCTTATGCCACAGATGCAGCAGTTAACCACGGAAAAGAGTGGAGTGGTTTTAAAGTTGTGGAAGGTCGCTCAATTCGCAAGTACAAAGATGAAGATGCTGTAGCGGAAAGAGCTGTAGAAAGCGGATATAAGGATATTTACCGTAAGAGCCTTATTCCTTTGACAGAGATGCAGAAACTGATGGGCAAAACCAAATTTGAGGAAATCTTAGGAAGCCTCATAGTAAAACCACCAGGAAAGCCAACGCTTGTTCCTAAAACAGATAAAAGAGTGGCTATGAACGTAACGAACGCAAAAAACGAATTTAAAGAAATTATGGAGGATTGATCATTATGAAAAACAATACGAATAGAACTAAGGTTATTACAGGTGTGAACACAAGACTTTCTTACTTCCACGGCTGGGAGCCGGTTTCCGTCAACGGTGGTGCTGAAAAATACAGCGTATCTGTACTCATTCCAAAGGACGATACAGAAACCATTAACGCAGTAAATGCTGCTATTGATGCTGCTATTGAAGAAGGCATCGCTAAGTTTGGTGGAAAGAAGCCCAACAAGGCTGCTATAAAAATTCCTCTGCGTGATGGGGATGTGGAGCGCGATGACGAGGCATATAAAGGGCATTATTTTATCAATGCCAACAGCAAAACCCCACCACAGATTGTGGACAAGAGCGTAAAGCCAATCATGGATCGTGGTGAGGTGTACAGCGGCTGCTTTGCAAGGGTTTCTCTAAATTTTTTCTCCTTCAATTCCAACGGAAATAAAGGTGTGGCTTGCGGACTTGGCAACATTCAAAAGATTAAAGATGGCGAGCTTCTTGGTGGAAAGAGTTCTGCAGCAGATGATTTTACAACTCTTGCAGAAGATGACTTCCTTGCCTAATAGAAAAGGCCAATTGACAGTGGTGGGGGTATTTCCTCTGCCACCTTCTTTTTTGCAAGGAGGTGCATTGAATGGATGAGATATGGAAAGACATACCCGGATATGAGGGGCGCTATCTAGTAAGTAATTATGGAAGAGTTTATTCTCATTTTCATGAACGTATATTAACTCCTAAAACTTCTGGTCGCGGTTATCAAGGCATTACTTTGAGTTATAGGGGAATAAAACAACGTTTTTACATTCACAGGTTAGTTGCGGATTGTTTTTTGCCACAACCTAAAACCGACGAATATGAAGTGAATCACAAAGATCTTGATAAACAAAATAATCATGTGTCAAATCTAGAATGGTCTACTAGAGAAAAGAATTTTAAACATGCTTATAGTAATGGCAAAGTCGATTTTCGTAGGCCAATACGATGTGATAACAAAACTGGGAAACCAGGAGTTTCAAAACATACTGGAGGTTACCAAGTTTCTATTTCATATAATAAGTGTCGCAGATATCTTGGTTGGTTTAAAGATTTAGATACAGCAATTAGTGTCAGAAATAAAGAAGAGAAGAGGTTAATGGAAAATGAAGTCTATTAGTATAGATTTAGAAACTTATTCTTCAGTGAATCTGCCAAAATCTGGAATTTACAGATACTGCGAAAGCCATGATTTTGAAATACTGCTCTTTGGTTATTCTGTTGACGGTGGAGAGGTGATGGTGGTTGATCTTGCTAAAGGTGAAAAGATACCACAGATCATACTGGATGCCTTGACCGATGAAAAAGTAACTAAGTGGGCTTTTAATGCTCAGTTTGAGCGTGTCTGTCTATCCAGATATCTTGGACATCCATGTGGAGAATATCTAAATCCATCCTCATGGAAATGCTCAATGGTATGGTCTGCCTATATGGGGCTTCCCTTATCCTTAGTAGGTGTGGGTGCAGTCCTTGGTCTTGAAAAGCAGAAGCTGACAGAAGGTAAAGATCTTATTAGATATTTTTGTGTACCGTGTACGCCTACGAAAACAAACGGTGGAAGAACTCGTAATCTGCCAGGTGACGATGAGGAGAAATGGCAGAGTTTTAAGGACTATAACAAGCGAGATGTTGAAACGGAAATTGAGATACAAAAGAGGCTTAGTAAGTTTCCTGTCCCGGATGAAATATGGCATGAGTACCATCTTGACCAGGAAATCAATGATCGAGGCATCAAGGTAGACATGGACTTCGTAAAGCAGGCTATCGCTATGGATGAGATTTCACACACCAAGCTAATGGATCAGATGCAGGAAATAACAGAACTTGATAACCCCAACTCAGTACAGCAGATGAAAGACTGGCTGGCTGATAATGGTCTAGAAACAGATACCCTCGGGAAAAAGGCTGTGGCAGAACTATTGAAGGAAGCACCAGAGCATTTAGCTGAAGTGCTTAAACTCCGTCAGCAGCTTGCAAAATCATCTGTGAAGAAATACACGGCAATGGAAAATGCAGTCTGCAGTGATGGCAGGATTCGTGGCATGTTTACTTTTCTAGGTGCCAATCGGACAGGACGCTTCAGCTCAAAAATAGTGCAGCTGCAGAACCTGCCACAAAACCATATGCTGGATTTAAAAGAAGCTCGAGCATTAGTAAAGAGCGGTGATTCTGAAGTCCTCGAAATGCTTTATGAAGATATACCAGATACTCTTTCACAGCTTATTCGGACAGCTTTTGTGCCAAAGAAAGGCTGTAAGTTTATAGTTGCTGACTTTTCTGCCATTGAGGCTCGTGTGCTGTCATGGCTTGCAGGTGAAGATTGGAGAAGTGAAGTATTTGCAAGCGGCGGTGACATTTATTGTGCATCCGCATCACAGATGTTTAATGTCCCGGTAGAAAAGCATGGTGTGAATGGGCATTTAAGGCAGAAAGGAAAGATCGCAGAACTGGCCCTAGGTTATGGTGGATCAGTGGGAGCCTTAAAGGCTATGGGCGCACTGGAGATGGGCCTTGAGAAGGAAGAATTAAAACCCCTGGTTAATGCCTGGAGGCAGGCGAATCCATACATCGTAAAATTCTGGTGGGATGTGGATAGAGCAGCTAAGAAGTGTATCAAGGAAAAGCAGTCTCAAGAAATTCAAAACATCAAGTTTCATTGCAGGAGTGGAATGCTCTTTATCGATCTTCCTTCTGGTAGGCAACTTGCCTATGTTAAACCTCAGATTGGTGAAAACATCTTCGGTGGTGAATCAGTCACTTACGAAGGCGTCGGAGCTACAAAGAAATGGGATCGACTTGAAAGCTATGGGCCTAAGTTTGTAGAAAATATTGTCCAAGCAATCTCTCGTGATTTATTGATGTATGCCATAAAGACACTAAGTTCTTACCGCATTGTGGCTCATGTGCATGATGAAGTTATTATTGAGGCGGACCCTAGCATGTCACTTGATAGGGTATGCCAACAGATGAGTAGAGTCCCTCCCTGGGCAAAGGGATTGCTTCTTGATACCGATGGTTATGAATGCGAATTTTATAAGAAAGATTAATAAAACTATCAGATTTTACATCTTGTCGTGGCTACCAAGTAAGAGGTGTTTTTTTAGATCATTTACACGCTACTAAAGTCTATTTTTATCCCGAAACCCTTTGAAATCACTTGATAGTAGGGCGGTTTAGAGTTAACATGTGATACTAACGGGTGGAGACTTTCTACCTATAATAATAGACTATGAAGGGAGGACAAACCTATGTTACTCAGTGAAGCGATAGAACGCTTTAACGATTATCTTTACAGCATTGACAGAAGCCCACTGACCGCCGAGCGGTACGTCAGGGACATGACTTTCATGAGAAAGTTTTTTGAAGAAAAGGCCAATGGCCCAGTCTTTGTGGAAGACATCACAGAAGATGATCTGGAAGACTTGTTAAGATACTTAAAGGAAAAAGGCTTTGCGCCCAATAGTAGAAGCCGGTATTTTTACACTCTGAGAAGCTTTTATAAGTTTGCCAGTAAAAAAGACATTGTCATCAAGGATATTGCTGCCAACATGGAAACTATAAAACTTCCAAAGAAAGAGCGCAATTACCTTACAGAAGAAGAGGTAGACAGGGTGGTGGCTGAGGTCCACAATCCAATCATCAAAACCATTGTGATTTTTCTTTACAACACTGGCCTTAGAATTTCAGAGTGCAGAAACTTAAAACTCGATGATGTGGACTTTGAGAAAAAAGTCATTCGGGTCATTGAGGGCAAGAATAAGAAGGACAGGATCGTTCCCATCAACAATCAGCTCTACAGCCTTTTAAAGGACTATCTTGATAATGTGAGGGATGCACCTGAGTCAGATTACTTCTTCGCCACAAGCAGGTCAGGGAAGAAGAGCATCTCATACCCACACATCTGCTTATCCCTTAGCACTGCTGCTGAAAAATCAGGCATCAAGAAGCAGGTTTCCTGCCATGTGCTGAGGCATTCATTCGCATCAACCCTAGTGAAAAAGAAAGTAGGTCTTGTAGAAATTCAAAAGCTACTGGGCCATTCAAACCTTGCAGTGACATCCATTTATACGCACACCAACCTTGAGGCATTAACTGAGGCCGTTAATACCTTAAACAGTTAGGAAGGAGGACGAGATGGCTCTTATTGATTGTAAAGACCCTGTGTTTGACAGACAGGTAGACCGCATTTTGAAAATGCTCGAAGAAGGAAAAGAAAAAGAAGATATTGCAAAAGCACTAGGCTACACCAACCCAAACTCTCTTGACAACTACATGAGAAGGCGCAACTTCTCCTGGGACTCAAGGCAGCAGAACTTTGTACCCGCAGCAGAGAAATACTCTGGTAAAGGCAGGGACAATTTGCTTCAGTTAAGAGGCGTCTCGAAAGCAGCCCTTGTGATCTCACTCTTTGCTGAAGAAGGGGCCAATCCAAAAGACATCGCAGAGCAGGTGGGGTTTACCAGCCACAGTGAAATGGGGACCTACATGAAGCGTAAAGGCTATGAGTGGGATACCATTAAGGGCAATTATGTAAAGGGTAAAACTAAAAGTGATGAACCGGAAAAACCGGCTAAACCTTTATCGCTTGAAGCAGGTGCGCTGGAAGACGTTCTCACAGGCATCTTAAAAACGCTGGGAGAAATCAAAGAAAGCACTAAAAGATCAGGACCAATGGAGATGGCCTCAGTTTCGAAAGTCCTACCAAGATATCAGATCAAAGGGGGCTATGGCACAAAGGCGATTAGGATGGCCACAGTCTTGGATGAGATGGTGAGGCTTTACAGCCAGGAACACAATGTCAGCCAGAAAGACATCATAGAAGTGGCCCTTGTGGACTTCTTCAGACGCTACGGGGAAGGGGATTTTCTTGAAGAATTCCTTGACTAAAAACTGGAAAAGTATACCGCCATCAAGGCATATAGAATTATCATTGTTATAAAAACATATGCTATGATGATGTAAGCTATTACAACCATTACACCGAATAATGAAAACCGCTGAACCCTTTGGAAACAGCGGATTTTTAATTGTAAAAATTACTATATTTTCCTATAATTAGGAGGGTTCACCCTTATTGAACTGATTGTTGTTATTGCTATTTTGGGTATTTTGGCTGCGATAGCAATTCCTAGGTTGGGTGGGTTTACGGATAAAGCTGAAGAAAAGGCAGATATAGCTAATGCTAAACTTTTAGACTCAGCTATTCAAATGCATTATGCTGATGATGGAACATATCCAGCGGGTACAATGGCCGGAGCAAATCCAACTGCTGCTGAAGTTACAGCTCTTGAAGGTGTTTTACAAACAGCTGATCTTTTACCAGCTAACTCTAATATTGTATTTAATGACCTAACAAAGTTAGTGTTTACAATTGATACCGGAAAAGTTACAGCGGTAACATATACTCCATAATTTGTACCTAGTATCACTGGTTCTAGAACTATTTGACCGGTCACAAGAAAACTTTAAGCAAAGTACAGGAACAAGCTGGATAATAACCATGCACATGATTTTGAATTGTAGTTTCATTCTTTCAAATTCATAGTAATTTGTCCGGTAAATATGGACTGAAATTAAATTAAAACCAACAAGGAGGCTTGGAATCATACGATTCTGAGCCTTTGGTTTTATTGTGGGGCTTTTGTAATTTGGGATTGTGGTATACTGAGATTAGTGTAAGAGGTGTTTCAAGCAGAGATGCTTCCTGTTACGAGGGAAATGCAAGTATAAAATTAGTTGAGTAACAAGTGTTCACGGATAAAAGGATTACCGCCATCTAAAAGTACTAATTGAGTTCTGATATGTTCCCACAGACGACAATCAATCTTGGATATGTTCCCTAAAACGACCTTTAAAAAATACGAGTTTCTAAACAATAGAAGTGACAGCTATCACATCATCTCAAAACATGTTGAGACGGTTGTATTGCTATCAAGGGTAGAGAAGTAAGAGTGTAAAAAGGTGAGTAAATAAGCACTTTCCGTGATTTGAGATCTGGTTTCATGCCAGAAGGATAATCACGGTTTTTTATTTTGTGGGAACTTATCTAAGAATGCGGAATGCAAGGTTTATAGGTTAGATTTACTTTAGGGCTCGTGAGTTGATAAGATTGCTGACAAAAATGTGGTGAGTGGATAGTATTATTGTCAAAAAATTAGAAAATATTTACACTTTATATTGACCGAGTCAATAAAATGAAGTACAATAAATATTAGGTGGGATTATAGCCCTGCACCAGGAGGTGAGAACTTGATAGGATTAGAATATATTTTAAACCTCTATAACCTTCAACATATAGAACTTGCAGAAAAACTCGGCATTAAAAAACAAAATATAAACATGTGGGTGAAAGGGCGACAGAATATTCCAAAGAAATATCTACCGGTTTTAGAAGCACTCTTTGGTATTGATCAGTCCTACTTTGGACGTGAGCTTAGTGAAATTGACCAATTAGAAATCCAGAAGGAAAAGCTGAAAAGAGATCTGAAGCCTGTAATTAAAAAGCATGAACAGCAGTTTTCTTTGGGAGAGATTAATGATCTTGTTGAAGTTCCCATCTATGATAAAGAAGAAATGAATGCAATAGAGCGCGATATAGAAAAGGCCAAGCTGGTATCTAAGTTTAAGGCCGCCATGGATGTAGTAGACAACAATCCATACTTGGAGACCTATAAGCTCATTGTAGAACTACTTGAAAAAGTGCAGCATGAATCAGTTCTACACAAAACAATTGAAGCGCTGTCTCATTATTATGAAGTCTTGCCTGACTGGGTGAGTAGCGAACCGGAACAAGAAGGCTTTGAAAGTGAAATTTTTGAAGTCTTTGATGATCATAACTATTAA